GCGATAGATAATGACCCTGCTGCACGTCGAGCATATTTTGATTTAGGTATCAAAACTCTTGACCCAAAGCGAATCAAATCTGGTGATATGCCGATGATGCGTGAGGCACCAGCGTTCCATCGTCAGTGTGAACAGGAGTTTGGTAATGTTTCTCATATGACTGAACAGGTTGAAACACGCAGAGTTACCGTATCCGATTTTGAGTTACGGGCTAACGAATCTGGTGACGGTATGTCATTCACGGGTTATGCAGCTGTGTTCAACTCACCATCAGAACCGTTGCCATTTATTGAAACGATTGCGCCTGGTGCGTTCGCACGTTCATTGAAGTCACGAAACAATATTCGGATGTACATGAACCATGACTCATCAATGTTGCTAGCAACTACCCGCGCAAAGACTTTGCGCCTTCAAGAAGACTCGAAGGGTTTGTTGGCTTCGGCTGATTTACCTGAAACTTCTGTGGGTAAAGACCTATCAATTTTGATGAAGCGTGGTGACGTGACCTCGATGTCGTTCGGGTTTACTGTTCCTTCTGGTGGTGACCGTTGGTCTGAAGATGGAATGAGCCGTGAACTACGTCAAATCAAACTGTTTGAAGTTTCTGTTGTGACAGGGTTCCCAGCGTATTCGGCAACATCGGCACAGGTTCGCAGCTTCGATGCGCTCGCTACTCGTACGGGTGTTGATGCTGATCGTCTTGCTGACGCAATCTTGGTGTTGGAATCAGGTCAAACTTTGTCACCGGATCAGGGTGCGTTGTTGCGTGAAACTGTTGCAAAGTTGGAACCACAACCAACGACACCTCCTGCGACTCTTGGCCTGATGGCTAAGCATCTTGAACTAATCAAGAATTTCTAGTACTCTTTCAGTACTGCGTCCAACGCGAGGAGCCTCCTTGGATGTTGCTGTGTACGGAGCCGTACCAGGTTTAAGTTAATTTCCTGCGTAATCCAAAACACTCAACATTCATCCCTAATGGGAGAAGGAACACATCATGAAAGAATATATTGACCGTCAGGTTGAGATTCGCAATCGTGCATGGGAAGAAGCCAAGTCAATCTTGGATAAAGCCACCGCAGAAAAGCGTGACCTCTCAGCAGAAGAAACCCAAACCTATGAGCGAATCTCAAAGGAACTGGACGAGCGCGCACAGACCATCGCAAAACTTCGTGAAGACGAAGCTCGCGAACTCCGCCTCGATGCAGCAACCCGCGACATCGCTTCACAGGCACGTCCACAAGAATCAGCTGCACCAGTTGCAGATGATGCTTCGTTCCTCCGTTCACTTGTTATGGGCGAAAAGCGTTCACACACATTTGAACGTCGTGACGTCACCAAGGGTTCAGCAGGCTCGCCTGTACCAACCTCGTTCTACAATCAAGTAATTGCACAGGCTCGCCTTGTTGCACCGATCTTGCAAGTAGCAACAGTTTTGAACACAGCCGGTGGCGAAATCCTTCAAATCCCTTCGCAAGCAAGCTGGTCAACAGCTTCATTGCCAGGTGAAGGAACAGCAATCACAGAATCGGATCCTCAGTTCAATAGTTTCATCAGCCTTTCAGCGTACAAGTATTCATTCTTGACGCAGTTGTCAACTGAACTTATTGAAGACTCTGGCGTTGACATCCTCGGCTTCTTGGCAGAACAGACTGGTAACGCTCTTGGTTACGCAGTAGGTTCGGCTTTGACAGTTGGAACTGGAACCAACCAGCCAAAGGGCATCGTCGCAGCATCGTCTGTTGGCGGTACCGCAGGAACAGCAACCGCATTCACCGCAGACAACTTGATCGATCTTTTGTACAGCCTTGATGGCTCAGTACGCGCAAGTATGCCAGGTGTCGGCTGGATGATGAACGGAAAGTCAATTGGTCAGGTTCGTAAGTTGAAGGACACCGCAGGAAACTATGTGTTCCAGCCAGCTCTTTCAATGGAATCACCAGACATGCTTCTTGGCAAGCCAATCTACGAAAACCCTTCAATGGTCGACGTAGCAACTGGAACCAAGTCCGTCATTGTTGGTCACCTACCTTCCTATTATGTGAGGACGGTCGGCGGATTGCGGTTGGAGAGAAGCGACGATTTCGCTTTCAACACCGGTCTTGTTACCTTCCGCGCCACATGGCGTGTGGACGGCAACTTGCCACAGACATCACACATCAAGCACCTCCTCCAACCATAAGTTTGAGGTAGTGCAACCGATAGCAATATCGGTGTAAGTTTGAGGGTAGGTCGAACACGCAGGGCGACCTACCCTCATTTCTTTTTACCCTGCGACCTGCGAAGGAGAGAATGGTGGGCAATGCTCGTAATCGTCAAGAACACTCCGGTCGAGTTACCAGACCTAGAGGCGGAGATATTGCTCCGGTGGGGAATAGCGCACTTGCCAGAGCGGGCAGATTTGCCAATTCAGACGCGCTTCGAATCCTCTGGTACAGCAATGCTCCCTTTGCGCCAACAGGCTACGGGACGCAAACCGCGCAAACCGTCGCAAGGCTGATTAAAGATCAACACGAAGTAGCGATCCATGCGATGTATGGCATTGAAGGTATCGCATCAAATTGGAATGGGATAAAACTTTATCCGCGTGGAATGTCTGCGTACAGCGATGACATTATGGTTGCGCATTGGATGGATTGGGCTAACGGTAATCGTGAAATGCCAACGCTGATGATGACGTTGTTTGATGTGTGGGTTTTGCAATCACCATCGTTGGATCAGGTGCCACATATTGCGTCTTGGATTCCTGTGGATCATGCGCCTTGTCCGCCGAATGTGTTGGCTTGGTGTCGTCGTGACAATGTGAAATCGATAGCGATGTCAAAGTTTGGTTTGCAAATGTTGCAGAACGCTGGTGTTGATGCGATGTATGTTCCTCATGCGATAGAAAAAGTATTTACACCTACACCGAAGATTGTTTCGTCTAAGGGTGAGTTCACGGGTCGTGAGCTGATGGAGATTCCTGATGACAAGTTTGTTGTGATGATGAACGCTGCGAATAAGGGTGCAAATCCTTCGCGCAAATCGTTTGCTGAAAACATTTTGGCGTTCGCAATTTTTGCGCAAGATAAACCTGACGCAATGTTGTATCTGCATACGGAGCGTGATGGTGCAATGGGCGGTATCAATCTGGTGCATCTGTTGGAGGCTTGTGGTGTGAAGCCTGAGCAGTACAAGATTTGTGATCCGTACGCTTATCGGACTGGTTTCCCTCAGCAGGCTTTGGCTGCGTTGTATTCGGCAGCTGACGTGCTGTTGGCTTGCTCGATGGGTGAGGGTTTTGGTGTTCCGGTGATTGAGGCTCAGGCTTGCGGTACACGGGTCATCGTGTCGGATTACACGGCACAACCTGAGTTGGTTGGGGCTGGGTGGGCTGTGGATATTCAGCCGTTCTGGGATGCGCATCAGCGTTCATGGTTCTGCACCCCTGTTGTGTCGTCCATCGTGGATGCCCTGAAAGCCTCGTATGAGGCTCCTAGAGGCGTGGATAAGCAGGCTGTGGACTTTGCCAGCCAATATGATGCAGACCTCGTATATGAGCAATCGTGGAAGCCTGTGATGAAACAACTGTCTGAGTGGTGCAAGGAGGCCTGATGGTTCCAGTCATTATCGTCCCAGTTCTGAATCGTTACGACCTACTAGAGCGATGCTTACGCTCGATTGACTACGACGTGGAAACGCTCATCATCATTGACAACGGTGGACAGTCCACCCTGCATGACTGGCCTTGGGTAATAGATCGTCGCCATGTCAAGAACTATCACGTCTGGTCAATGCCAACCAACCTCGGTGTCGCACCATCTTGGAACATCGGAATCAAAGCAACGCCTCACGCTGACGGCTGGATCATCCTCAATTCGGATGCGTTCTTTGAGCCAGGACAACTAGAAGTTTTCTACAAGGACTGCAACCCTGAATCGATCACGTTGACTGAGGCGATGCCTGGTTGGTCGTGCGCGTGGATCGGTGCAAACGTGGTTGTCAAGGTCGGGCTGTTTTCGGAGTGTTATGTCCCCGCCTACTTTGAGGACACAGATTTTCAAGAACGTGCAATGCGATTAAATGTTCCCGTGTTCACTTCTGACGCTGGGATAGTTCACGACAACTCGTCAACGATTTCATCGGCACCAGAACTAGCGGAAAAGAACCAACGCAGTTTCGCTGCGAATGGGGCATTACATGCGATGCGTTGGCAGTCAGGTTTGCCTGATGCAGGTCATTGGGACTTAACACGACGAAGGGATTTGGGATGGGATTAGAGGACTACAACCTTCTGCATGAAGGGGAAACAATTTATGTGATTGGGTCTGGCGCGACGCTTGACTATCTGTCACCAGATTTCTTTGACGACAAACTGAGTATCGCAGTCAATTTCTCTGGGTCAGTTTTCGGGATGAAAAACTATTACTGCTTCAGCCATTATCACTCTGACGCAATTCAAGAAGCTCAACGTGATGAGTCCATTGCAGTCTTCACCCCATTGCGTGAGCATGGAACTGATGCAGAGTTCCAAGGGTTCATGCCCAAGATTGTCACGTTTGGTACGCGCACCGGCAGACCAGGAACATCGTTCAACCCACATGACAAGGATTGGCCTGTTGAGTATGATCAGTTGACTATCGGGTCTTCGAGCATTCATGGGGCGATGCACCTTGCTGCATATATGGGTGCGAAGTTCATTGTGTTGGTTGGGGCTGATTGTGGTCAGTTGAACGGTAAGGATAGGGTTGATGGTTATGTTGCTGGGGATACTCATTGGGCTTTGTATGAGCGTCATCTTCGAGATATGAAGCAACGGTTGTGGGATGTGTATTCGTGTCAGGTGTATTCGTTGAACCCGTTTGTGAACTATTCGCTTGAGGGTGTGCAGTATCGTGGTGCTGCGTCAATCAACTAGAATCAGGACACTATGACCATTACGAATGGGTATGCCACACGCAACCAAGTTAAGGCTGCTTTGCGTATCGGCACAGCTGACACCATTGATGACGACCTGATTGATAACTGTGTTGGTGCAGCGTCACGCCTCATTGATGGTTATTGCAACCGTCGCTTCTGGTCTAACGGTACGGCGACCCGCGTCTATCAGGCAGAGGATTCGTTCTACTGCTCAATTGACGATATTGCTGGTACGGCTATCACGCTCAAAACTTCATCGTTTGCTGATGGCAACTTTGATGTGACATGGAAAGCAAGCGATTATCAGTTGGAACCGTTGAACGGAAACCTTGATGGGTTGACTTGGAGTTACGACAAGATTCGTGCTGTTGGCGATTATCTGTTCCCAACGGTAAACGCGAACTATGGTGAGCAGGCTTTGGTTCAGGTGACTGCTGTGTTCGGTTGGCCTTCGGTGCCGGAGCCTGTAACTCAGGCAACGATCATTCAGGCTTCAAGAATCTTTAAGCGTTACGACAGTCCGCTCGGCGTGGTTGGATTTGGCGATCTCGGACAAATCCGTGTATCTCGATACCTTGACCCTGATATGGCTCAGTTGGTTGAACCGTATCGTCGTATGCGGATTTACGCATGAGTGCAAACACAACTGTCACCGAAATCAAAGAGGGTATTGCTACCGCGCTGAGAACCATCTCAGGGCTTCGTGCTTACGCCCAGCAGCCCGACAATGTGAACGCCCCGTTTGCGTGGCCTATGTTGGATTCAATCACCTACAACGGGGCTATGGGTGGGGGTTTGCTAACCCACATTTTTACGGTGTCTGTGGTGGTGGGTCGTATGGCTGAACGCACAGCTCAGATAGCGTTGGACGGTTTCTTGTCGTATCGGGGTACCAGTTCGGTTCGTCAGGCTTTGGAATCGGATCGCACGTTGGGTGGGGTGGTGCAGGATTTGTTGGTTGAGTCAGCTTCCAACATCTCGACGCTGGACGGCAACGATGCGACCTATCTCATGGTTGACTTCCGTGTGGTGGTGTACGCTTAGTTGATACGCATTCCTGCGAGCGTGTAGAGTTTCATTAGTAAATCTTCGAGTGCCGGAAGGCAGGAGTAATCAACATGGCAAAGCAAGTTCTCACAAACGTAAACGTGACATTCGGAACCGCAAACACAGACATCTCGGCTTATGTCGCATCTGTTGCACTCACGTTGTCGGCTGCAGAAGTTGCTACCACCGCGTTCGGTACAGCAAACGCTGTTACTCGCATCCAAGGCTTGCGTGACCACAGCGTCACCTTGTCAATGCACCAGGATTATCCAACGATTGAAAAATTGTTTTACGATGCGTTCAACAACGGAACTGCTGTACCAATGGTGATTAAGCCAAACGGTACCGCTACTGCTGGTTCGACTCAACCACAGTATTCGTTCAACGTGTTGCCAGTTGGCTACACACCAGTTAACGGTGCTGTGGGCGACCTTGCTACTTTTGATGTCACCTTCCCTGTTGACGGTGCAGTAACTAAGACTGGTACTGGCGCGTAAGTTTTCTAACAAACCCTTAACCCTGCGGAGGACAAATGAAAATAGCGTTAGAAGTAACGTCATCGTTAGACCAATCAAAGCGCACGATCATTGCTGCGTTCCCAGACTTCATCGCCTTTGAACAAAAGTTCAGCAAGAGTGTTGCGAAGTTTGAGGCTGAACTGACGCTCACCGATTTAGGTTTCTTGGCTTGGCATTCTGAGCATCGCACGAAACGTACTGGTTTAGATTTTGATTCGTGGATTAATGAGATTGAGGCTTTGGAGTTGGGTAACCAGGCTGATGCCGTGATCGTCCCTTTGGAGATCAGTCAGCCCATTGGATGATTGCTTACCTGTCTGTTGAGACAGGTATTGCACCATCGGTGTTGCTGGCAGAAGACCCTCGAATGTTGTTTACGATGTTTGCTTATTTGCGTTGGAGAGCAATTCATTTAGGCAAGTAGTCTGTTGTCATGGCAGTTTTTGGTAGAGCAGGTCAAGTCAGTATTACCTCTGATAACAATGCGATTCAAGTAAAAGGTATCTACGAATTTTTGCGCGACGCATCTAAGGCTGATAAACGCTTTGATGCTGAAGCTCGTATCGCTGCAGGAAAAGTTGCTGAGAACCTCCTAAACAAGACTAAAGCTGAAGCTGGTTCCGTGACCCGTAGCCGTCAAGCTACCGAGGTTATGAAGGGCATGAAGGTTGGCAAGGATCGAATCCCTACTCTTTATCTAGCCAGTACCTCTGCTTTTGTTTCTACAACCAACCCGAATAGGAATCGCAAACGCAAGGTAACCAGGGGCGATGTGTTCTTCGGTGCTGAGTTTGGTGGTGGCAAGTTTGGTAAGGGGATGAAGACCTCTGCTGGGGCTAGGTCTGTCAACAAAAAGGGTGTATCGCGTGATGGGTATCGCAAAGGCGGTGGGCATACCAGCCAGTTCCTCCGGCATCGTGGTAGGTCAGGGTATTTCTTTTGGCCTACTGTACGTAAGGAAAAAGAGAACATTGCCAAGGAATATTTGAATGCCATTGAAAACGTCATCAAGACCTTGAAAGATAGTGCTTGACTTTGGCTGAGGTTCCTGTACCCTTCTAGGAGGAGGGGTTATGGCAGTTCTGTTTAAGAATGTGAAGTCTATTTATCCGAAGCCTTTGGCTTCGTCGTGGGATGACTTGAAGGAGTTGTTGTCGTTTCATGAGGAGAATCCTGTGAAGCAGGCTGGGTCGTTGTGGTCGCCTGTTGAGTATGACGCTGGCACTACCAGAGGGAACCGTAATGTCAGGTTTGTTGAAGCCCTTGTGGTGGACATGGATAGTGAAGCGTTTGACAATGCTCGACTAGATGGTTTGGAATGGTTCGCCTATTCCACGTATTCGCATCGGTTGGATGATCCTCACTATCACCTGGTCTTGCCGTTAGCGGAGAAGGTGCCTGCGTCGTTGTGGCGGGTGGTTTGGGTTGAGCTGCATGAGCGTATCGGTTTGGTTGGTGACCCTCAGACTAAAGACCCTGCACGAATTTTCTTTCTGCCACAGCATGCACCGGATCAGCCGTTTGAGTTCCATGAAGGTCACGGTCAGTTATTGGATTCATCGTTCACACTCGATGTTCAGGTTGCTTCTAATCCTGTAACACCACGCGCACGTCAAGCCCGTCAGCCACGTCAACGTCGTGCTGGTACAGAGGTGTTGGATGAGGCTTGGTGGAACGCACCTGTAGATATTTCTCGTTGGGATGGCCTCGCAGGTAAAGACCTTTATAGTGCAATGCTTGACGAGTTTGTTGCCTTACGAAATGGCATGTCCGTTATTGAGTAGAATCGGCGCATGGCTGGTGAGCGCACGTTCGTTGTTAAATTCATTTCTGATACAGCCTCAGCCAAAGCAGGCTTAAAACTTCTATCCGGTGACATCAAAGGATTTGGCAAAGAGGTAGGGAAAACCTCACCCCTATTCTCCGCTATGGCAATCGGTGCTACAGCAGCGTTAGGTGCTGTCGCTGCAGGCATGACCAAAGCAGTTCAAGCTGCGATGGAAGACCAGAAGTCGCAGGCTGAGTTACAGCGTCAGTTAGAGAAAACCTTCGGAGCCAATGATGCTTTGACGGCTTCGGCTGAACGGTACATATCGGTAACTCAGTTGCGCACCGGCACTTCGGACACTGAGCTTCGTTCGTCGCTTGGCACCCTGATTCGAACAACGGGTGACCTACAACAATCCACCACGTTGCTCAATTTGGCGCAAGATATCTCAAGTTCCACAGGACGTGATTTGAGCAGTGTCAGCCTGGCATTGGCTCGCGCGAGCCAGGGGCAGTTCACCGCTCTATCAAAACTTGGTGTTCCACTTGATGCTGCAACAAAGAAATCTAAAGATTTTGGCAAAGTTCTTTCTGATTTGCAAGGTCAATTTGGTGGTGCTTCGATGACCGCTGCTAATACTTTTGGTGGACAAATCAAAATTATTAAAACAGAGTTTGGTGAAATTGTTGAATCTATTGGAAAAGCCTTGCTTCCAAATTTGCAAAAATTGTCTGAATATCTAGTTAATAATGTTGCTCCAGCAATGCAAAGAATTGCTGATGTTATGGGGGAAAAAGGTTTATCTGGTGGTTTCAAGCAACTTGTTTTTGAATCAGGTAATGCTGGATCAAAAATCATTTCAACTATGAAGGTGATTGCTGGTGGTTTTGCTCTTGCAGTAAATACTGTTGCACCTTTTGTGCATCTGTTATTGGCTGCTTGGTATGCGTCACATAACGAATTTTCTAAAGCAGCAAAAGAATTAAAAGCCTCAGTAACAGAACAAATCCCATTTGATACCTTAATGATGAAGTTCAATAATTTATCTAAAGCAGGTAATCAATACAGCGTGAGCATTCGTGACGCAATCAATCAGCAAACAAACTTCAAGGGTGCAATTGATACTTCTCTTGATCCTATTGCTAAAGGTGGAAAAGCAATTGCTAAGGCCACGGATCGACTTAAGGAATATAGTGATTCGTTGAAGTCTGCTACTTCTGCACAGAAGTCACTTGACTCTGCAACTAAATCATCAACATTTGCAAAGAAGTCTAAGGAAGAGGCTGACGCTGCTTTGCTTGCTGCGCAGGCCAAGTTTGACAAGATTTCGCAGGGTTATGGTGCTGGTTCACCTGAAGCTATTGCTGCTGAAACGGCTTTGGCTAAAGCTAAACGTGACCAGGAACGGGCGACATTTGCTGTTGAAGAAGCGATTTATTCGGTTGCTGATGCTGAGATGAATCTGATTAAGGTTCGTCAAGATCCTCAGTCTTTGCCTATGGATGTGCGTCGAGCAGAGTTGGCTTTGGCAGAGGCGAAGCTTGCGGTGGCTGATGCGACTGATTCGCAGGTTGCTTCTACTAAGGATTTGAACGATCAGCAACAGATTTTAAATGACACAATTTATGGTGCGACTATTGGTTCAGCAATCTACACGGAGTATCAGGATGCGTTGACTGCAGCTAAGGAGCGTCAGGCTGAGGCGATTGATGCTGTGACTACAGCGTTGGAGAATGAGACTACAGCACTCCAGAATTTGAAGACTGCACAAGAAGCCTTTTATGGTGCGCGTTCTGCTTATTCTGGAACATCGGCTTCGGCTGGCATGCCAGAGTTCATTCAACCTAACGACCCTCGATACAACCTCGGTGCCGGTGCAAATAAGGTTTCTTCACAGTCAGCACCAACAATCATCATTAACGCTGCGATAGCTGACGCTGGGGTACCAGCATTGATTGTGGATTATTTGAAGCAATACAACGCTACGGTTGGAACGATTCCAGTTAGGACAAAATAATTGTGGCTGTTGTTGTCCCTAACTGCGGAACGTACATGGTCGAACTGGACTATGGTGCAACCACGAACGCGTTCATTGTCGGCGACCCTGTTGCTGGAATCATTGGGTCAACAACCTATTTGATCGAGGGTTCACCGCTTTATGTGGATGTGACCTCATATGTGAAATCGGTGTCTATTAATCGTGGCCGTCAGAACAGGTATCGTGACATCAGCGGTCAAGCTGGTAACGCAACGATTGTGTTGGAAGACCGTGACTGGTATTTCTCTTTAGTGAACACAGGCTCCCCTTATTACAACTCCACTCAAGGACGGCTTGGGTTTGAACTGAACTCGAACGTGCGGATCAGCCGTAACGGAACCTACCTGTTCGTTGGAATCATTACCGCATACAATCAGTCAATTGAGAAACCAAACCGTTCAATTGTCACAGTTTCCTGTTCAGACAAACTGTTCACTATGAACAATATTGTTGTCACAAACTTCACCCCGACCGTTCAATACTCTGGCGCTCGAATCGGAACCGTTCTAGATAACGCTGGACTATTCACTAAACCAGGTGACCGTGACATTGATACCGGTATCGGCAAACTTGGAACAGCACCAGTTGACCAATCAGCAACAGTAATTGAATACCTGCAACGAATAAACGTTGCCGAAATGGGACGCATCTTCATCAAAGCAAACGGTGCATTCGGGTTTGATAAACGTCTAACTGGTGACTACCAAGCCATTGAAGCCACACTCGCTGACACAGGCGGTACAGCCATCCCATTCACCGAATTTGAAATCATAAGCAGCTGACATGCCAGGTATTTATTTTGACAAATTCTTGGATTACGTTGGCGTAGGTCAGCTCGCTGACTCTGTTGCAGCACCCTCATATCAGCGTCCAAACGACATCACAACAACCAACTCTTCGGTAATCAATACCGCCATTATCGCTATCGCCCCACCAGCCCCAACAGCAGGGAACCTCAACACCACCATCCAAGCAGCTCAAGCCATCGCAAATGATTCCATTGCCCAGTTCGGTGACCAAAGCACCGGCATCGTTGTCACCCTTTTGGAAACTTTGGATGATGCTGGAGACTTGGCCTCATACATTATTCAGACTGTTCCCAAGTTTTGGTTCGGCAATATCCGAATCATTATGAATGGGTTGACTGATGCGCAACGAACCACGATCACGAACCTTGATATTGGGTCACAGATATCGGTGACCAAAACCTTCCCTAAGTCCACCCCGTCAACGGTTACACAGCTGATGGCTTTGGAAGGGATCAGTCATGAGATAACCCCAGACCGTCACATCGTCACTCTGTACACGAACCCTGCTCGAATCTACACATACTTCATTGTTGGTGTGGACACGGTTGGCAATGATGCGAGGGGCTTAGGCTAGAGTAGAGGCACTATGGCTGTTCGTCCCGTCTTCGCTACAGGGGATACGCTGACCGCGTTGAACCTTAATACACTCGCTTCATCAGTTATTACTGTTAACGCTCAGACCGGTACGGCGTACACTCCTGGCACCGCTCAGGTAGGCCAGTTAACTACGTTGAATAACGCAGCTGCACAAACCATCACTATCCCTGCGAACGCCACAACAGCGTTCGCTATCGGTGATCAACTCAACTTCATGTTGCTTGGTACTGGCACCGCAACTTTTGCTGCGGGTGGTACAGCTGTGATTCGATCTGCCGGAAGCAAACTAAAACTCACAACTCAATACGCTGTTTGTACCGTACTCAAGTGGGATACCGACGCTTGGATTATGGTCGGCAACGTAACCGCATAACGCCATGCAAATCTTTAGTGTTGCTAGTGCAGGTGACATTGTTGCTGAATACCTTCTGATTGCTGGTGGTGGTGCAGCGTCTACAGGCTTCGGCGGTGGAGGCGGTGCGGGCGGATATTTAACAAGCACCACTTTTACGCTTAGTGGTTCATTTACTGTCACGGTTGGAGCGGGCGGTGCTGGGTCTACTACTGCTGGTGCAAACACATCTGGTAGTGACAGCGTTCTTTCTTCTGTTACGGCTACTGGCGGTGGAAAAGGTTCGTACTTAACAAATGGTGCAAATGGTGGTTCTGGTGGTGGTGCATCAGGTCGTATTTATACGGGTGGTACGGCTGTTGCGGGTCAAGGAAACAATGGTGGTAACGCAAACTACACAAACACCGCTGTTACTGCATCTGGTGGTGGTGGAGGCTCATTCGCTGCAGGTGGATCAGCGACTTTCAACGGAGGCACATCTGGAACATCTGGTGCGGGCGGTGCAGGAACATCGTCAAGCATTACAGGTGTCTCAGTCACTCGCGCTGGCGGTGGTGGAGGAGCATGTCGTACAACCGGTGAAACGACTACGGCAGGTGCTGGAGGATCTGGTGGTGGTGGTGCAGG